GATGCTTCAGCCAATTTTCTGATCCATAGGACAATCAGTTTATCACCAGTTGTAGCAACACTACACTGAATATTACCATCAGAAGTAATAGATGTTGTTGATGTCCTATCTGTTGGAATTCCAGTAGTGGTTGCAATTTCTATTACTGACCATAATTTATCAGTGGTCAATATGCCTGTTACAGCCATGTTGGTATCTGCTCCTGCCCCAGCAACTGTTGCTGATCTAAAAGCCTTTGTGTTCATTTCATTTAAGACAAAATCTGCCATGATGCTCTCTTTTCTTTATTTTTAAAAATTAAACTAGACAAGCACGTGATGAATCGTGCTTGCCTAGCACGCCATACATAACCAAGGAGGAGATTATGTTGTCAAATTGTATCCGACTACAGCCACAGCTTCATCAGATGCCATTGTGAATAGTGATGTGAAATCCACTCTTCTGGAAACAACAACTTGAGTCTGCTGTGTAGCAATATCACGGTCACTTTCCGCAATGGGTGATCCTTTATCAGCACCCCAGAATCCACGCCTGTTTACTAGCAGGATATTAGATTTTGTCTCAGTGACACCATCCTGATATCCAGTAGCATTCAGATCCTGTTTCATCCATTCAGATACGATAATTGGAGCACCATCAACCTTTGCCAATTCACCTTTTAGGACAGTTGCATTTGGCCCGAATTTATCCAGTGTCTCAACCTGAGTCAAAGACAGCATCTGAATAAATGCAGAGATCCCAGCAATCCAAGCAAGTTCATTAGGCATAACACCATATTTGCCCATGCCTTTTCTCATGGTACGCAATTTGGTTACAGACAAAGTAGAGATGTCTGTGGCACCAGATCCTGTAGGTGCGGCACCTGTGGCTGTCCCACCTTCTGAGCGCAATCCATCATAGGATCTATTAATATCACTTGAAGTAGTCACATCACTATCAAAGTGAGTTGCTGTCTCATCACCATTGATAATAGAATCATCAGATGCCGATGCTATCGCATAAGCCAATTCATCCAGCACAATAGGCATCATTGCAACAATACCATCTTCATCCATTTCGTCAGAAAATAACATTCTCACAGCATGCTTGATAGCAGTGAATGTTTTCTTGGCTGAAGTTAAATTCCTTGTAGAAATTTTCGTGCCTGTATCATCAGTGTTCTCACCCATCAAGTAGGCACGCACCGCTGAAGATTGTAATGGAATATCAAATGAGCCTGATCTGTTAGGCAAAGTTACTCTAGGAAACAATGCTGAAACTTTCAATTCAAGATTGATACGATCAATAAACTGGCCGGACATCTGAGTTGTTACCCAGCTAGAATTCGCTGTGGTGTCCATAGCTTTCAAATGACTACGCAGATCTGGCAATCGACGCAATTCATAATCCATCAGTTTGTAAGTCTCTGAATTGACTATTGAATTGGCAAATTTCGCTTCATCAAATCCGTGCTTTCTGGTAGCATTATAAACACCCCAGATCATTAACATGTCATTCATTTTCATGACATCAGAAGGTAGCATGTAGCCGTCACCCATAGACTTGTATCCAGTAGGTGTCCACTCAGTGTTTGTGCGATACATGGCCTTGCCTATAGGATCACCGTTGCCATATCCCCAGACATTGGCCACTCTTGCCTGCTTCTCAGTAATTTCCTTACCTACACCGCCAATAGAGTCCCAGACTTCCATCTGTTTCTCCTCTTCAACTTCTGTAAGTTTCTCAACTTTAGCGGTCAACAGATCCTGAGCTGTTTTCATGCCTGTTAGTGCCATAGTAAGATCTTCTGTTGCTTTTGTTTGCTTTTCCTTTTGCTCTGACACAGACTCAGCAACACCTGTTACGGCATCACTGATTTGAGCAAGGATGGCTGGCAACTGTTTTTCATCCAGTAAATTTGGATTAATAACTTTTACATTTTCCATTTCAGTTTTCCTCTGTGTTTCTAATTATGAGCATTTTATGCTTCTGGATTTATTAAATTATTAAGACTTGTGACATCATCACAGATCTTATTGAGAATGTCCATATCCACTTCAATACTTTTGACTGGCTCTGTATCCTCATTTGCTTCTAGTAAAATTTCAAGTGCTTCCATTCCTGATTTCATTCCTTGGATAGCACTCTTGATGATTGTTTTATTCTTTTTACTCAAAACAGCACCAGCCTTTGCGTGGAATGATTCTATGTCTTCCAATGCCTTGATATATCGTTCTCTGTCTTCAGCATCCGGCTCGATAGCTTTAAACACTTCATCATATCCATCAACATTATATCCGGCTGATTTAGCACAAAGCATTAATTCATCAAACTCTCTGCGTGCTGTTGCCGATGCTAATGCTGGGATAGGTACTATTGAAAATTCTAAAAGTTCTGATTTAGTATGAGTACGGCCTGTTTGTTTTGGCAGTACCGGATCAGTGGATATTTCAACAACACTGAATCCGATGGAGCCAGCATTCAGGAATCCATTACGCACTTTGTCGGCAACCATAATGGCAAAGGCATCACCAGAATCCTCATCAAAGATAACATCAGCATCAATATACTTATCCGTTTGCTCAATTGTTTCAATATCAATCTTCCCTATGGGCATCATTCCCTGTTGAGAATATCCGTGCCCAAATAGTACAATAGGATTTTTCTTGAAATTATCAAGCCCCATTCCACTAGACTCTACCACTTCACCATGTCTGTCAACTTTTCTCTCTGTCAATCTAAACTTTACTGATCCATTATCATTGATTTTTGTAACTACTGCTATGCCTGTAGATTTTTCCATTTGTTAAAGTCCTTTTTTCTTAGTTGGAATGGTGAAACACCTTTCATTGATATCTGATGGGAATGCTGGGTCACCGGAATATCCGGCACCGACAGGAAATGGTTGCCCAACTTTCCTGATTGCTCCACCTGAAGCACTATGGGAATCCCTCACAGCATCATCTCCCTGTGTAACCCATCGATTGTATTTGACTTTCATTTGCTTCATGGAAGTCATCCGGCCAAAGTTTCCTGATCTCACAGTTTCTGTTCGGGCAATCCTTGTGGATCTCATTTCTTTATTGTTATTAAAATAGTCTTTTATCAATCCCTGAGTTTGGGCAATAGATAGTCCTTCATCAATAGCTGTAGCAAGGATCTGATTCACTTCCTTATATGTAGTGCCATTAACCAATTCAGCATATTTATGTGTTCGGGCTTGGACATGCCTTACTGCTGAAGGATCAGTGGAATTAAATACTCCACCCAATTCCTCAGACATCTGCCCACCGGCAAATTCAAATGAACCAAATATAAATGGCTCACCGGCATCCTCGAATTTTTGTACCCATTTCTCTTGATTGATATTCACTGTTGCTGGATCATATTTTATTATCTTAAAAGCATTTAGATTTGAAACAACCTCATTACGCTGTTGATTGAATAATGCTATTAATTTCTTTGAAAACTTTCCTACAAACTTATTTTCAATTTGAGCAATAACTGATCCTGCTTTAATGATATGAACAGAATCATCAGCATCATTCATTAGTTTAGATACAACACCCAGTGTTGCTACAAGATCTGCTGATACATTGTTGCCTTGATGGCTGGCAATATATTCTTTGATACTTTTACCTAACTGGATATGTTTCTCATCATCTACAACCACTTCTGTTGTTCCTATAGGCATTACATTGGCTGGCAGATACATTAAATCCATAGCTGGATTATCATCACGTGGGAGTTTCAATACGAATTCTCTTATATCATTAGGAGATACCCCACCATCCTTGAAAGCAGTATTATATCTTTTCATGAGCTCATTCCGGTCTTGCTGTAGCTCAACAATCTCAGAAACATCAAATCCAAATAAAATTTTCTCATTCGGAGTTAATAGTGGCATCATGAATTTCTGCATTATAGCAGAGATCTTAACTATTTTTGGCAGTAGAGTTTCAGTCCATAATAATTTAGCTTGGACATCAGCATTCGCAAGCACTGAGGCATCAGAAAAGTCCATCAAGTATATTGGTGGTACTCCATAGACTTCTCGCACAGTATCCTTAGTCCATTTACGCTGTTCAATATATTGCATATCCTCTGCTGAAAATCCTACTCTATCCCATTTCATGCCGTGATCAAGAAAGATAACTTTGCCAGCATTCAATGCTCCAACATATTTCTTAGCAAACTCACCTTGGTATCTTGCCCATTGATGATCTCCTAGTCCCTGATCTGTAGAGACAACACCGGAAGGTCTGCTGTTATTTTTTAATGTACTATCATTAACAGCCATTGCTTTTAGATCTAATTTAATATCCCCAAATGATGCTCTCATCGGGGATAGGCCTCTGTAGTCAGAAGTGGGATGGAAGTATCTTAAATACAATATGTTTTCAGCAGGAATCTTTATTCTTTTAGATCCATTTGTAAATTCATAGTGATCAATTTGTTTTGTGGCTGAAGGGAAGATCTTCATTTTATCCGGCCTTAAAGGAATTAAGCAAACCAGCTTAGATCCCTCAAAGATTTTCAATACAAATGATTCACCAGTCATATCTAAATAGCCTATGACTGCTTCCCAGAAATCATATACTGTCTGCCATGGATTGGGATTTTTAAAGATCTCAAATGCTGGATCATCAGTCAATATAGTTTCCTCTTGATCATCATTCTTTGTATAGATCTTCACTGGCACTGAGGCAAATTTATTAGATATAACTGATATACATTTGTGTACTGTAGATTGGATTTGATAAATATTCTGATAATCCATAGAATGCTCATCAGGCATAACACCATATTGATCCATAGGATTATATGTTATATTGCTGAACTGTCCATTCTCATTGGCTTTCATGTCAATACCTTGAGCCTGTAAAGCAGTATTGATTATTGATAATATATTCATTAATATAATCCACCAAGGTAACTAGCCATTGTAACAAGACTGAACCAGATAGTAATAAATACAGACATGATAATAAAAAAAGACATTAATCCATATCCATAATAGACCTGTAATTTAAGTACCCATGAGGCATCCCCAACTTTATTATGAGGTGTTATGATAGAAATGGAGATACACCATACAGCAAATATAAAAAATAAAGTCACCAAGCACGTGAATATTACATTTATCATCATCCTGTCGCCATCCTTAATTTAGCACCAAGTATAACTCGATTGATTAAACATTCCAAAGCATCTGGGGCATCCTTATATGGGTGGAAAGGATACTGCCATAGTTGATTCATTAAGTCCATATAATTCCCTTCAGCAGACTCCCAATCCATCCTGAACAAAACTTGATGATTTGTGTATGTGGGCTCACTACCTTCTATCCTTGAGTCTTTATTCTTTGTATTTGTAATAGGCTGTACAGGCACGATGATAGGATGGAAATCAGGATCTGGTTTGCCATCCTTCAATTTACCATCACCCATGATCAATCTTGTCATCTCTCTGGCCATAGCATCTATGCCGTCAATGAATAAAGATTGCTGAGCATTGTCCTCACATCCAAAAGACACATATTTATGCCGGATCTGCTTACCCACTATCAACTTATATGATTGTGTAGGTCTGCGCACTGCAATCTCTGTATCTGTTATCAGGATCTTACCGGCATACATTCCCTCAAACATATAGTATCCGGTGATGATTGGTGCTTGGCATCCTTTCTTATTCTTACCCATAGCAGGATCACAATATCCATAAGCAACACCTTGGGTAGAATCAAAATATTTCATATCAAAGTATCCGCAATTAGCAGGCAAGAATAATTGATTCTCTTTTGATAATGGCTCCAGATCATACTGAGCTGAATATGATACAATCCCTTTCTTGGCTAGCAGATCTGCTAAAATTTTCTCTGTATATCGCTTTGGGAATCTCAATGTGCCATCTTTTTTTCTTACTGGCTTAACAGATACTTTGAATGGCTTTAGGCCTTGCTTAATCAATTTGGGATTCATTTTCTTTTCAATGTAATAATATATATCCTGAGGATGCCACCGTGTCCCTGTTACATGGATCTTCCCACCTGGATTTAATAGATCAAATATGTCTTGGAAAGTCAATTGAGTTTTAAGTCTTTCAGCATCAGAATCTCTATCATCTTCATCAGCAATATCATCTAGGAAAATCAGGTCATAGTGCTGGGATGTTACTTTTGTTTCTTTCCCAACAGCATCAATTGTTCCAGTCTTGTTGGCTGTATCTGTTCTACACCCTAGTATTATAGAGTTGGCCTGCCATCGTGTAGATCCAGTGTACCAATCACCACAGAAGTATCTCAATCTGGCATTCTTTCTTATCTGTGCTTTAATCTCTGATAATACTTTATATGCATTAGTCGCACTGTTCATCATTATTAATATTGAAATATTAGGATTTTTAATGATATGAGCAATAGCCCCAGACACTGTTCTGGTTGTTGTCTTGTAAGATCCTCTGGGATCTAATTCCATAGTGGATTCATCACCCATTACGCTGTCCATCATCGGTCTGTTCATATCTTCAAGTAATAATGAATATTTCAAAATGACTTTTGCTATGTAGAATGGATCTTTATCAATGAGGTATTTTACTGCCGTCTCAAATTTGGATGTCTGGTCAGAATGTAATAGGCTATATATCTCATCAGCAGTGAATTCTAAATTATTAGGGATGATATAATCCTCAAGGTTGTCACCTTTGATCATATTCCTATTCTTGGGCAATGGTGCTTGTATGACTGGTATAAAGTTTGGTGGGACAGATATGGTTCTATGTCGTGCCAATTTCTCTGCCTCTTTCAGATACTGATAGAGGATCATCAGCCATATTATCTCTAGCCAATGCCAAGCGCATTGCTGTGGTGACATTTTTCAAGTCATGTAAATCATTTGTATGGAGATGCTCAATTTGCCCTTCGACTTTCAATGTCATCTGCTCATTATAACCGAAGGCAGTTTTCAAATGGAATAATAAAGCACCAAGGTTGTGGTCATCGAAAATGTGCCAATCCAATTTATCCTGTAGCTTTAAATGCAATTTGCCTTTGGCTAGTTCAACTTCATTTTTAAAATCAGGATTTTCTTTGACCCATGAGGCAAATGTTGTAGGAGTTATACCGATGGCATAGGATGCTTGACTGTAGGATGCTCCTCTGCTTATTAATCTTACTGCAATTTCACGCTTGGTGGTATTAATTTTTTCTTTCTCAAACGCATCAAATTTGCGTGGTTGTAATTCGATAACTCCATTCTTTTTAAGAGTTACGGCAAATGATTCGTCAGTTGCAAACTGGTTGAGTATACGCTCAGTATCATCTTTTCGATCATATTTCTTTCCATTTCCGTTGCTTCCCGACATGACCACCTTATTTAAATTACGCTGTAATTTATAATAGGTCACCCTATACTTCAAAGGAAAATATTAATCTCGCACACGCAATGGCCTCATCATGGAAGGATCACACCTACACCCATATCTATACACAATACCACAATTTGAATCTTTTCCACCATATTCTAAACACAATAATATCAAAAAGGGCAGTTTTCACTGCCCCTTAAAAAATTACTACCATGATAATATTGGACTTACATTTATTAAAAAAAAATATAACCCTTATATAATAATAATTTAATTTAATTTATATATATATATATACTCTATCATTAAAAATATTCTATTTGTATAAAAAAAATTGCAACTTACTATAGCTTTATTTGAGAAATCTTTTTTATCACCCTTCCACACTAATAAAAACAATCACTTACATTTTCTCATTCGCACACTTTTGATATTATCCACTTTTGGAATTTACAATAATTATATATTTTATTCCACCGGCCATTATCCGCCTTAAAAAATATTAACTATGTAAATCGAGTTTCTGGCAGTTTTCAGGCCTACCAGAATATCATTTTAAAATTAAGTTTAACAATATCAACACCCATGCCATTGATATTCTCATATTTGAAAACTCACAATTCCTTGAATTCTCTTTCCAAATTCTCAATATCATTGTTTATTCCGGCTATTTTACTTTTTAAAATATTTTTAATAACACCCAAATATTCAGAGTGTTTGTCTTTGCTGACCTTTTACGCATCCGATACAGTTATTATTATTATATCCAAGTTTGTACATCATCGGAATTTCTATCCCTGCTCGGTCGATAATAGCCAAACAATTTTCTTTACTTAAATCATTATCAATCAATGGCGTTGAAATATTTATTTCTGGGTTATTTTCTTTGAATCTGGTTATCCTTTTACGCTCTGAATTATCAAACCCCCAAACCGGGGTGTCGTTGTAGTATTAAAATAATTCTTGCTGTGATATTGCTGTTTCATATCGTTTCATTCCTGCTTCGAAGTAGTCCGGATCGATTTCGCATCCTGTGAGGTCGAATTTTTCTTTATGGCAGGCAATAGCGATAGACATTGAGCCGAGATGTGTATCGAGTATTTTATCGCCTGGTTTGGCGTAATTTTGTAAGAGCCATTGATATAATTTTACGGGTTTTTGAGTGGGATGCATTCGGTGGTCTGAATTGTAGAAGCATTGGAAAATATTTGCATTATATCTTAAACTCGACCAAGCATATTCGCATCTCGCAAACTGGTTGTTCATGAACTGTTTTTTATCCCAAATCACAAAATGTTTATTGATAGGTAAATCAAAATAATTCCCGCCCCAAACGATTTGATTTTTACTCACTCTGAATAATTCTGTAAAATACTCTTTGTCTGGCTTGAAATTCCAATTTTTATCTAAAGTGGTGTTTCGGCCTTTTATAGTCCCATCCCCATACGGCGGATCGACTATAGCTAAATCGAAGTAGTTGTCGGGGTATCGAGCCATTAGGGTCATGTTGTCCTCACAGGTCGCATCGAATCTCATCCCACCTCACCAACCTGCCATACTCGGATGACTCCATATCGTGGAGGTATCCCTCTCCATTCATGATCATTACAATCACGGGCAAAGGCAATGCCTCCTTCATTTACAGCATATATATTTTTGGGGCATGTTTGATCTTCAATAACAGGCATTGATAATGCTACAATTGTAACAGCCATTATCATCCCAACTAAAACACCCAGACCAAATCTTAAGTCTTTGCTCATACTCATTTCCTATCTGAAATTTCTTGATGTTGACTTGTAATCCACTTATCAAGTGTATTTAATATTTCCAGCTTTTTTTCATCACTTAATTTTTGATACTCTGCTGTGATTCTAAACACTTCAGGTATATCACTATTTGACATCTCATTCTCCTTTTGATTTACTATAGGGCTGGATAGTGTCGCTTCCATCCAGCCCCAATGACACATTTTTATAGGTTTGAGTTAATTCTCCAATTTACTTGATGTCCATAGGCATCTTATCTCCTTGTTTCACTCCGGTATCTCCATCCATTTGATAATTTGTTTTGTCAGATATTGACCATCGCTACCAAACCAGAAACCATTTTCATTATATTTTGTAGTTTGGTAGCCTATCCCAACTTTTGCCAAAATAACTTGCCCATGCTCAGGCAACTTATCAGCAGGATTATGCCATCGTGGGAAATTCTTATCAATCCATTTAAAAAATGAATGATTTTTAAGCCACCATTCCCCAACATCACCAGTGTCTTTTTCAAATCTTTCAATTAGATCCCTCATCCCTCAACCCCTTCCGGTGGTATTATATGTTTCCAGTAGCAAGGATTATCAAAGATACTGCCATCATTATTTTTAAACAGTTCAGTATCTTTGATTCTTGAGGCTACTTCCCAATAACTCACTGTCTTCCCTTCACCACAAACAGTTTGGCATGTTAAGACTTCTATATCAGGCCTTGGCCTGCTATCTGGGAATTTATGCCATTGGTTTGAATCATTATTCACCACCCAATTCCCTTCCTTTTCGAGCCACAGTGCATAGGCTTTGTAATTTTGAGACCATACCATCCCAGTAGCTTCAAAATATTTATCCCTCTGAGTTTTAAAGTCAAACTTTGTTTCCATGCCTTTCTTGAAATGATTTTTAATGAAGTCAGCACCAAGCAGAACAGCTTTAATAAATATGCTTTTTAATGGGTATTTTAATGCTGGTGCTGTATTTTTATATATTTTTGTAAATTCCTTTCCAGCATATCCTTTTATCTCATCCCTGCTGGGATATGTGATTTGTACTTTCATTATAACTTATCCATGAATTCTTGAAGTTCTCTTTTTGAATAAGAGATTTTTTCTTCAAGCTGTTTTATTTTATCCTGAGGATTTCTTATTTCAAAATTCGCAACCCCCCATACATATTTTCCATTTCTCTGCAATGCTTCAAGTTCTTCAGGCTTAAACCATATATCTTGATAATCACATCTGATCCAAAACCCCAATGTTTTAGCCTTATCAATCATTTCTTGTATTTTTGGTTCAGGCATTTCAATCTCCTTCACTTATATTACTCAACATTAAAACAAATTGTTTGTTTGTCTCTAAACTATTTTCAATATGTAATAGGAATGCTTTTAAAGCTACTTTCATTTCAGTAATATAATCCACCACAGCATCATCTACTACATGCTTATTGCCTTTGATGTATATTGTTTTCATTTCAATATATCCATAATCTTGGCATGCTGTGCATTGGTAACTTCCTGCTCCTTGCCATCAATAATAATTTTTCTGATAAATAGGATTTCAGCCATATCATTGGTACTGGTGAATCTTTTAATAATTGTAGATCCGTCATCCATCAAAAAAGCCCCTGATCCATCAGGGCATATTCTTATTTTCCAACCCATTTCATACAATCGCTTTTTGACTCTATCGAACAGATTCACATTCACTTCAGCATGCTGATCTTCCAGCCTTTTGATAGTTTCATCACTACATGTATGGTGCTGTAGAAAATCTTCAATATTTTCAAATATGCATTTATCCATGTGACCCATAAATTCACCATGATCCCACACAGCAAAAGATCCTTTTTTGATTCTGTCTGTATTTATTATTATCATTTCAATATCTCCTTGCAGAGTTGTTGTATAATGCCATTGATTCTTTTATCATATATGCCACCATTTACAAAATAAGAAAACCCATCCTCAGTCACCAGTGGTTTGTGGAATTGTTTTTGATAATCTCTTAAATAACTATCAAATTCTTTTTCAGTACAATTAGATGTATATTGCATCCCACTACCACCAATATATTTCAGTCCTCTAATTTCACACCATTCCTTGAATGATTTAACTTCAGGCAAAAATTCCTTTTCATAAGATATAACATAATTATCAAAGCCATTTCCATCAAGCATTACAGCACTCATTATTCCAGTAGGATTATCAGTGATCCACCGTAGCTTTCTGACCTTACACCAATCAGGGATAGTCTTATGAATATCACTATTAAATGGCTCCCAGTGTGGTGTCCATCCTACATGATGACCATGCCATACTTCTCGCTTTGTTCCATCTTCATCCCCAATAATCTCCTGCACCATTGCTTCTGCTTCTGTGATAGATGCTGATGAAACCAGTTGACTTAACAGATCAACTATTTGTCTTGCTTTACTCATCTGAAAACTCCATTACTTGGGTAACATTACCATCCGGCGGTGTTACTAGGGTTTTATGTACTTGTATCAATCCACCAAGAGTCCAATCACATCCTCTGCCTTCTGCCCATCGGCCTATACATGAATAAAAGAATTTGTCCTGTGGATTTTTAATCCCAGCATCAATAAATTCTCCTAGTGTTTGACTCTCTTCACAGCAGGGACATTTAAATTTCCACTGCTTAATATCCTCACCAAATAATTCTATGGCCTTTGCTCTCCACTGATCTAATGTGTATTCTTTCATCATATCAAGGCCTTCTTGCTTTTCTTAACATACTTTTTCACCACTTTACATTCCCTCATGAGGATGGTTTTATCATCCTCTTTCTTTTTACCTACTTGGGCAGTGATAATTTGAAATCCTGCTTCCAGCAATTCATTGACTAGCTTGGCTTGATTATCCTCATCGAGTCTTTCAAAATCATCAATAAACCTGACCTTTAAATCAGGATTCATAGACATATGTAACTTTGCCACAATGATTTCCAGCTCTCCCTTGCTGAAATACTTATCTTGTATAGGTCTGCCATTTAGTAACAATCCACCATTGCCAGACACAGTAAGGCCATCAAACCCAAAGTCAAAGGCCTTGATGTATTTGATCTTTTCAGCATCAACTTCCTTTTGCTTTGCTTTGTTGTAAGCTAGATTTTTATTTATAGTATCCTGATTGGTTTTATTATTCATCCACTGGTTGTAGGCATCAGCTTTTCTGTTTGTTTCCTCAGCATCTTCAAATGCTTGATCAATTTTAGATCCGTCTTTTAATTCTTCAGGTTTGGGTTTTGCATTAAGAATTACCATGCCTTTAGCAATGCGGTCATGTAATGCTTTTTTTTGCTCTCGCAGATCCTCAATTCTGGATTCAGTATTTTCAATATCACGCTGTCTATCATGCTGAATCTGATTAAATTCAGAGATCTCCCTGCCTTGTTTACGCAATTTTTCAACATCAACATGCTCAATATTATCCGGCTCTTCACCAATATCACCCATGTCTTTGAGTTTACGATTAAAATATGTGAAATCAGATTTGTACATTTTAGTATCAGCATCAAATGTGCTGGTATCAATCCCCAGACTTTGTGCTTGCGCTCTAGGATCTAAAGCACAGAAATGTTTAGCAGATACAAATACAGTATCAAACAAAGTATCCAGCCACAATGGGTCAATTTCGCCCTCTATAGGTTTGAATGTAATGTGGTTGCCCTGCTTTGTGATATGATTTTTAATAAGTACCTTCAGGTGCTTTTGCTCATCTTCCAGCAGGATCTCTATGTCTGCCGATGGCTTTTGAGATCCAATGAATCTGTATCTTTCACCGATGAGTTGTCCATCTTTATTCTTTTCAGCAATGCCTTTGAAACATGCCCATATGGATATGAGTCCAACAGTAGTTTTGCCAGATCCATTTACACCTACTAATTTGGTGATGTCTTTGTTAAATTCTATCTCAAAATCTACAAACTTGTGTAGATTATTTATTTTTACTTGCTTGATTTTCAATTACTTTCTCCTTGTAATGTATTGTTGCTTTTCTAAATTCAATATGTGTCCAGCCATATAATCCCCACTCACGTGCTGTAGGATATTTTTCTCTAGCTGGGATGATACTGCCATTGATATTCTGCTCTTTAATAGTCCTTATGATTATGACTTCATAATGGACACCAGTAGTCCCATCGATAGGCTCACGCTCATATAATGCAACATTCCCATCTCTTGAAAGTTGGGTATGTTTAAATTGCTTTCTTATGAAACTTTTTTGTAAGGCAGGACAGCCACCCAGAGATGATGGATGACTGCCCTTTTTTGTCTGGTTAAGAGACATTGTGATTTTTCAAAAAGGATCTGATAGATGAATCAGTGGTGTTAAGAATATCTCTTGTCTTATTAAGATATTCAATATTGATATCATTATATGCTATCACAGTACATTTATCTTTAAAACATTTGATAGCATCACCGCCATCCTGCTGGATAGTAAATTTGTGTCTGGAATCTCCAATGATCCGGCCTACAATATAAGTCCTCTCATTGGGTAGCACAACAATAAATTTCTTTTTGCTTTTGATTAATTTTTTCATACTGCGTTTGTCCTTATATTTTGATATGTAATTAAGCTATGATCAGTGATATGCTGATACATCATGCCACCACTCTTTTGTTGTTTGGTGTGCCTTATTTGGGTCAATTGTAATTCTGCACCACATCCATCACAAGTGTAGAGATACAGTGGCTTTTGCCTTCTGTAATCAGGATATAATCTTTTGAATTCTGCAGTTCCAAGTTTCAATTTATTATATTCACCACCGGCAAATTTCATTAAATTCTGGAATCCCTCACCATGATCAGAATGGCCGTCAGTCCAGTATTGTACCGCATGGCACACTTCATGTAGCACAGTAGTCTTGATAAAATTATCTATATTACAAAATGCTAATCTTTCATTATATCTTATTTCAAAATGTGTCTCCGGCCATGTCATGAAACTTACGCATCCGGCTCTAATATCTGTAACAAGTTCATTACCTATATGCCCTGCTTTAAAAAATTCAGGCAATTCTTTCTCATAGGTATCTGTGTTGAAATATTCCCTGAACATTTCCCAGTAATTTTCTGTGGCGTGGATCAATTGAGTTTTTGTAGTCATGCTCATTTCTCCTGAGTAATATTAAATATTCTTTGGAGTTGATCAGCATCCAATGTGTACATTTTAAAATGGGTCAATCGGGCAACCAATTTCTTTTTCAACATTTCCAACACTACTTTTTTTCTCAATTCCGGTGTTGCTTCATATATAAATGCTCCATATATGAAGTCATCCCCAACAGCCCTTCCTGTTAATCTGTTGAATCTGTAGCCTGAAGATTTGATGACTATCATTGTTTTTGTTACCTTATAAACTTCAGTAATTTCCCTGCCAACTCTAGTGCTGAGGATAACCTCATCCCCAGCACCAAGGCCTTCTAGCCATGTTGTATTATTCATTAGTTCAAGCCCTTTGTATCATCATTTTCAACAGTTTCACAACCAAACATCATAGAGATCTCTGTGCTTGAATATCTGCGTTTGCTAGATCTTTTCCAACCATCTTGAGGATCATGCCAGTACCATTGTTTCTTTCCACGTGCCCATCTGAATTTCAATTCTTTCAAATAGTCTTTCACTGGTTTTGTATCTCCACTTACCCAGATCCAATTACCTTTGACTTCAATGTCAACAGGAAGGTGGGAAATTTTTTGAAGCATATCAACCACAGCCTGTTCTTTAGCATAGCTATAAGTGTATGACCATTTTGCTTCACTAGTAGCTTTCCAGCCATTTAAACTTTTCAAAGTTTCATGGTATTGATTATTAATCTCTTGCATCACAGCAGTGTCACCACCTTTGTCCGGATGATTTTTCATAGCTAGATCCCTGAAAGTCATCTTGACTTGAGCTGGTGTTTTC